TGATAGGAATATATTGACATAACGGAGTTCCTGCTCTAATTAATGTCGTTCCATTTAGTACTTTCCAAAATAGTTGAACATTAATTACGTGAGAATATTTTGGATCTAATATGCCTATAGCACCAGTAAAACGACTTTCGTTATTGTATGTTACAGGAAGTTGTAAAAATACAATATCGTCACTACACTCAACTCTCCAAGGAGTTTCTACTTTAACTACAGTTCTTAAAGTATCACTTGGATCATCTAGTATAGGATCAGTTTGTGCTGCAACGTGAGGTGTAATGTAAGATTCAGATCCTGGCATACCTTTTCCAAACTGAATAGGTTCTCTCCAATTAAAACTTACACCGTCACCGTTCGTTGTAATTTCAAAATCTGCTGGTGCAGTTATAATCCATCCTGTGGCTGCAACTTTTAAAATTCCAGGACATTGTCTTACAGGTCTTACATTTGGAGGACTAACTGATGAAGTAAAAGGACGTTTTATTGTAACAGATTTAATTGGTGGAAACAAGTCCACAACACCAGGATAGACAGAATAAAATCTAATGTATGGTTTTTTTCTAAACCAATTTTTAATTTTATTGAGCATAGTCATCTTTGCCGCCGTATATATTTTCTTTTAAGAACTCATAATGCGAAGGAAGATCTTGAATATACTCAGTTACAAAATTTTTATATTCGTTATATCTGCGTTTAGCATATCCTATTTCTTCTTCACGTCTTTCTCTTTCTATACGATCTCCAGTATTAAAAACCAGGTTTGGTGTAGCCATTGGACGAAGACCCATACCAGCCGCAATATACATATTTCCTGTATAATCGGGTGGATAAGAAGAATTTCCCATTATGTTTCCTAGTAACATAGGATATTGATTTTGTTTTAATACTGCGTCACCTTGATAATCTGGATCATACTCATTTATTTCAGTGCACCAGCGCCAGTAAGGAGTATCTTCTCTTTTGCTTAATGCATAGTGTTGAGAAACAAAATCTCTAAATTTCTTAACGTCATAATCGCAAGACATATTAAAACCTTCTCTTTCAGATCTAGTAACAAATCCATTTCTGCGATTAAGTGCTTCAACTAGTTTGATAATATTTTCGTGTGTAGTAAGAAGTCCTGTCGATTCTAAAGGTTCAACAAATCCATAACTAAGTCCAACTCCTACAACATTTCCTTTCCAGGCTCGGTGACGAACGCCGTGTTTGATCTTAATAAGGAATGGATCTGCTTTTTCTGCTATTTCAGGACTATGTTGCTCTGCTATATGTTTTCTAAATTCTTCTTTTGCATCATTTGGATCTATAAATCTACTTGAAAAAACATACCCTGTACCAATTCTGTTCCACAAAGGAATAGTCCACACCCAACCGTTGTTCATTGCGTGACAGTCAGTTACATTATGCATTTGATTTTTTCTATCAACGTATGGAATTCTACAAGCCCAGGCCATATCATTCGCAAGATATTTTTCAAAAGACATAAATTGAGAACCCATCCAGTTTTCTAATAGAATTGATCTAAATCCTGTACAGTCAATCCATAAATCTGATTTCAATATTGTTCCGTCTTCACAAAAAATTTGTGTAATATAATTTTGATTAGTATCTTTCTGGTGTGAATGAATATCAGCGTATATGTGTTTTACCCCATTAGGTATAGCAATTTTTTCTTTAAGATATTCTCCAAACAGTCCTGCATCCATATGATAGGCTGTATCATATTTAAAATCAAAATTTCTTAAAATTCCTTTTTCATTTCTTGTTTGTTTGTTATATTTTGCAAGTAGTGTATTTCCTGTGCAGAAAAATTCTGCAAATGACTCGGGACCAAAATCTTGAGGATCTGTTGCTGCGAGATATGCCCAATCGTTAATGCCATTGGGTTTATCGGTAAAATCTAAACCGTTACTAAATGGATATTCAAAAAATGTTCCGTCTTTTTCTCTAAAATTGGTAAATCTAATTGAGTTTTTATATGTAGCATTACAAGCAGCCATCCAGTCTTCGTCTTTTAGATCTAACAAGCGCAAAAATTTGTTAATATGTCCAAGAGTACTTTCTCCTACTCCGACAGTGCCTTTAAATTTTGATTCTACTAGAGTAATATCCAAATGAGGACATAATTTAGACAGAGCGGCCGCTGTCATCCATCCGGAAGATCCACCTCCAATAATTGTTACTTTTTTATATTGCATAGATTAGTTTCCTCATAGGTTATATACGCATATTATTTATCCGTATATATACGGGCTCAAGAAAAAAGGCACCATATTTCAGATGCCCTTTAACTGTAATAGGGAGTGATTTTTCTTATTTAGACTTGTTACCCCACCAACCTCTGTAGCGTCTCCACGCTGGAAGTTCAGAAGTTCCTGGCATATTTGGTTTATTATCTGCAGGTTCTTCTGTACCAGCAAGTGCCTGCATTTCTTCCAAAGTCATTGGGACTACTGGTGTGGGTTTATCAATTAGTGTTTTTACAGTAGAAATATGTGATGCCCACGGACCGTTTGAACTAATTGTTCCTGTTTCTTTTAGTTCGTGATATAACATATCTAACTGAGCACCAACATCGCCATAAGCAACTTTTCTTGCTACTTCACTTTGACCTGCTGAGTATGGTCCATCTCTTTCAACCCAAACCATTTCCTGTTTGGATGGTGACCATTCTAGTGTCCAGTCTAGTGTAACTTCGTCTGGTGCATCGACCCATTGCATATTTGCATCAGGACCGTTGTAAATTTCATATTCTTGGCCTGGATCTCTAATTTCAGAAACCCAACCTTGATAACCTATTAGTACCTTTTTCATAATGTTATTTATACTCCTCTATTACGCAAATTCCAGGACGTCCGTCAGAGCCCCTATGGCCGTGAAAGTATCCGCCTGTTCCACCTGTACCCGGTGAGCTATGTCCTTGGTGATTGTGTGCAAAATGCCCGCCTTGCGGGTGTCCTGATGGTGCTGCACCTCCAAAGTAAGTAGTTCCGCCCGGTCCAAAACTGTCGTGATGCGAACCACCACCGCCTTGGTGAATGTTTAAATTACCACCACTCGCGCCACCGCTAACACCGCCCGAGTGTTGATTTTGTCTATTAGCACCGTGTCCTGCCTGTGCAGACATATATGGACCAAATGATGAACTACCACCATTGCCGCCAGCACCTGAATAGTAAGTACCACTTCCGCCGCCGCCGATATTAACTGAAACTGAACCAATACCAGTTACATCCATAATTCTTTCTGAGTATCCACCTGCTCCACCCGATTCTCCGTGACCAGAAGCGCCACCGCCTCCTCCGCATAGTTTAACTCTAATATATCTTACACCACTTGGTCTAGTCCAAGTACCATTACCTGTAAATACCTGCATTCCTGAAAATCCTAAAGCAGAATATTCTAACGCAGTTCCTGCTGAGTTCGCTCTAAGAACTGTGTTATTTCCACCAACACTAGTTAATCCTGTTCCACCCTTGGACGCAGGTATTGCACCTGTTACTACAGAACTTGTTAAATCAACTGCACTGTTTGCTAGTTTTCCTGAAGTTATAGCATTACCTGCTATATCATCAGTTGCAACAGTTGTGTTGGCAATTTTAGCATTTGTAATAGTTCCGTCAACAAATGCTGTTCCAGTTAGTTTTTTTAGTGTTTGATAATTAAATGCCATCGCTTTTTCCTATTAATAAAACTCTGTTATCACCACTAAACCTGGTCTGCCATCAGATCCGCGATGTCCGCTGAAGTATCCAGATGTTCCACCAGTACCCGGTGCACTGTGTCCTTGATGGTTGTGTGCAAAGTGGCCTCCTTGCGGGTGTCCTGATGGTGCTGGGCCGCCCCAAAAACTCGAACCTCCCATTCCTGATGAACGTTGTTCGTGTGATCCACCGGCACCACCATAAATATTTAAATTTCCGCCTGAACCAATTCCAGGTAATCCGCCATTGTGCTGATTATGTCTGTTAGCACCGTGACCACCACTAGCAGAAACATATGGACCAAAACTAGACCCACCGCCATTTCCGCCTGCGTTAGAATAATATGTTCCTCCTGAGGTTCCTGCTACAGAAACACTCACAGAACTTACACCTGTAACGTCAATAATTTCTTCTGCATATCCACCAGCAGCACCTGATTCTCCGTGACCTGATCCGCCACCGCCACCACCTTGTACTTGTACATAAACAAAGCGCACTCCTGCAGGTTTAGTCCAAGTTCCACCGCCTGTGAAAACTGTCATTCCTCTAATACCAACTGGAGTAAACGTAAATGCGTTGTTGGATGAATTAACTGTTAGTGCCTGATATGCACCACCTACAGAAGTAGCACCTGTTCCACCTTTTGCTAATGGTAATGCGCCAGATGCAACAGAACTTGTAACATCAACTGAATTAGCACCTAATTGTGTTCCAGTTATAGTATTATCTGCAATTTTCGAAGAAGTGATTGCACTTGTAGCAAAATCGCCACTGTCAACAGTCGCATCTGCTAGTGCTGCATTTGTTAAATTCTTTAATGTTTGATAATTAAATGCCATCTATCTCTCCGCTTAATAGTAGTTAGTCACAATAACCAGACCAGGTCTACCATCTGAACCTCTATGTCCGTGGAAGTGTGCTCCAGCACCACCTGTTCCTTGTGTACAGTGGTTCTGGTGATTGTGTGCAAAGTGTCCGCCTTGTGGATGATTTCCTGGAGCACCGCCTCCAAAGAATGTATTCGCACAACTTTGAGCACTTCTTGCGTGATGGCTAAATCCGCCACCTTGGTGAATGTTTAAATTACCACCACTCGCATTTCCGCTTACCCCACCTGAATGTTGATTTTGTCTATTAGCACCGTGGCCTCCTTGCGCAGAAGCATATGGTCCAAAAGAAGATGTGTTTCCATTTCCGCCAGCACCTGAATAGTATGTGCCGCCACCACCACCACCAATAGTAATACCAACTGAACCAATACCTGTTACATCTAAAAATCTTTCTGAGTATCCACCTGCTGCGCCACCTTCGCCGTGACCTGATCCGCCACCGCCACCGCCTTGTACCTGCACCTTAATATATCTTACACCACTTGGTCTAGTCCAAGTACCATTGCCTGTCCAAACCTGTATACTAGCAACACCGTGGTTATCTGTTGTTAATCCACTACCTGTACTTCTAACAACTCGATATGCTCCACCTGTGGAAGTTAATCCAGTACCACCTTTTGAAACAGGTGCTGTACCAGTTACTTTAGCACCACCTAAATCAACTGAACTTGGTGCCATTTTCGTGGCCAAAATTGAACCTGCAACAAATTTTCCAGCGGTTACAGTGGAATTTGCAATATCGGCATCTGTTATAGAACCGTCGACGATCGCTAGATTTGTTATGTTCTTTAATGTCTGATAATCAAATGCCATTTGTTTTTAACCTTCCTTAAATATTTTCTACTAACCAACCTTCTGTTCCTGTTGAAAATACCAATGTCAATCCAGCACCTGGTGTGGTAACTGTCATTGTATCTGATACTCTCATAATAGGATTACCATTGTTTGCAACTGTAAGTGTGTTAGATCCAAATGATCCTTTAAGATCAAAGAATTGAATTCTATCACCAGTTGTTGGACTTGCTGGTAATGTCAATGTTACGGGGCCTGAACTAGTGTCAACCCAATAAGAGTTTCCACTTTCTACTGCTGTCGAAGAAGAAACAACTACTCGGTTATAACCTCCAACAGGAATCCATCCCGTTCCATTGTAGATCTGCAATGTGTTTGTATCTAAATTATAGTACAAAACACCTGAGTTAACAGTTGCAGGTCTCTCTGCTGTTGTTCCCATTAACATTTGGGGTTGGTCGTTAACACCTACTGATACATTTCTTCCCATCTCAATATCCCCTTAAATTGTTGATGTCTCGATGCCGTATGCTACTGCTGACACGTTAATTGCATTAGATCTAACTACGATCTTTTTGCCTGTGTCAAGCACTAGACCAGTACGTTCAAGAACACCGTTTGCAGAAATCAACGAATCATATTCAACAAATTCGCTATCTGCTGGGGTATCAGAAGTACTAACAGCAATTCTTACTTCTACAGCCGTTCCGCCTCTGTTACACAATGATACGGTTGCGACCGCGAAAGTGTCTGCAGGTACGGTGTATAGGGTGGTGTTAGTGGCTGCTGCTAAATCACCTGTTCCTAATATTCCTGTTGCCATTTTAACTATTCTCCATTATTTGTTTAAAAAGTAATTCCACGATAGTGGAAGTCCAACAACGCCGCCCTTAAAGTTAAGGTTAGCATTAATACTTATCGAAGCATTAGTAGTTGTTGTAATTTGTGTACCAGCAATGTAAATGAAACCTGCTGTAACACTGTTAACGTTAAGTGATGCACCACCGCCACCAATTTGTGAACTGATGTAAGCCTTAATAGCTCTTTGTGTTGGTACAACACTATCACTATCCGCAGTAAAGAATGGATCTGTTGAGAATTCATCAATACTTGCGGAACCACCACCTAGTGTAACTTCACCAAGTGTAAGTTCTTGTAGTCCTGCAATGTTAAATGCGTCAGCATTCAATGTTGCAACACCTGTGCTCTGTTCAACTGCGAACAAGCCACCAACTCTAAAGTTACCGTCTTGGTCAGTACTTGTGTAGAACACACGTCCACCATTACGTTCTCTGGTTTCGTTAGCAGGAATTGGATCCTGTGTTGGAAGTCCTGGATAGTTGGTTTCAGTAAAGTTACCTGTACCAATGTCTAGGAAGTCGTGTCCAGTTAGACGTACTTGTGAATACTTGATTCTAGTTGTTACACTTGTACCGTGAGGTGGAACATTAATAAGTTTCATTTCAGGTGATACCTGTAAGAAACAAGTAAATGAACCATCATTACTACCTAGTAGTGTATAAATGTTAACAAGTTTAAATGTTTCGGCTGGTAAATGACCAAATACCACGTTCGAACCTGCGATTGGAACTTGTGTAAGTTGTCTTACAGCAATATAAGGACCGCTTTGTAAGAAGTCAGCGTAACCGTCACCTCCAATTGCGTCAGCACTTGCTGAAACATATCCTGTTCCTCTACTGTAGAATGTTGGGTTAGCCAACACACCGTTACCAATTCTAACTTCAAATGGTACAGCGTAGATTTCGCTAGGATCAGTAACAGTCATTGTAGGTGCTGCGTCATAT